CAAGCAAGTCCTGTTTAGTATCACCCGAATTGTACTCAAGTGAGTATTCATCCATAAAAGATTTGATTTCATCTTTCGTATTATCAACAGTAGGCAATTCAACATCCCAAGCCATTTCTTCTTGAGCTTCGGTTGTTACGACTGTTTCGTAAACTGCATCTTGAGCTTCGACTGCTTCCACAGCTTCTACACCTACAACTGCTTCCACAATCACCTTTTCAAGATTGCTGCATATACTAACAGCATTGGGAAATACCTCTGCGTATTCCTGTGCGATAAATGAATTGTAAGTTTTATCAGAACTTAATTCTGAATGCTGTTCAAGATAATCTTCGGAATAATTGAATGATACAGGTCGCAGTTGATTGATTTTATCAAGACCGCCTTCAATCGTTTCAACATTCGTCTTAATTCGTTCATCGGAAGTATTTGTCCAAGCTGTTCCTGTGCTTAATCCAGCCGAGCCAGTTACATCAAGTTTGTGCGAACCGCTGGGTGTCATTGCAATTCCTACGTTTTGACTGGCATCAATTCTCATTGCTTCAGTTCCAGTACCAGATTCAAACACTACCTGACCAGAACTTTGACAAGCACCAACTGTGAATATTCCTGTACTTTGAACATTTGTAATTCGAGCCGCTTGGGTATCTTCTTCTACTCCAAACATAATAGCACCAGTTTGGTTAGCTTCTGTTAGTATAGAAATTCCAGTAGCACCACTACCTTCTATTACTAATTCATCTGCATTAGCATGAGCAGTTACAGAACCAGCAGTTGCAGAATGAATATGTAACCCAGCTCCATCGGGACTCGCAGTTCCAATACCGACTTTAACACCCTCCATACTTACAATATCTTCAGAAGCATCAACTAAAAAAGCAGTATTGGAAGTATCAGACTCAACACGAAAATCACACGTGTATATTCCATCCTCATTAATAACAATTCCACTAGCTCTTATTCTCATTAACTTATGCCCTGATGAATTATAAATATATGTATCATCTGTTCCAAATTTAAGACTTCCACTAATTTCTAAACTTTCGTCAGGGTCAGATACACCAATCCCGACTTTGCCTGTCCCATTCGGCATAAGTGCGATGTCGCCGTTAGCGTCTTCTGATGAAATTGTATTGCCGTCAATCTTGATATTGTCGACTTGGATTGCTCCACTTGAGATTTTGAGAGCCGAGGTTGTAGCATCGCCGTCTTCTACGGCTCTAAGTGTTGCGTCTATGCCAGCGTTATCACTGGCGGAATTTATTTTCAGCACATCCTTATACGTGGATGCTACCGATTTACCTGTTAATGTTGCCATTTTATATCCTTTCCATGATATTTATTAGTACGGCTTTCCGTACGGTTAATCAATGTAATTCCATTTACGATCTTCATCTTCCCATTTGGTAAGAATCGTATTCCAAGTAGTTGCAGTATATTCTTTAGCGAGATCACCGATAAAGGTTGATGTTTCACCTACCATATCAGCCATTGCCAAACGAAAAGCATCTGTAATCGAAGCCGACACACCCGCCTGATCTTCAGCCCATGCCTTCAGCATCTTATTGAGACCACCGGAAAACCCGAGAGACTCAAGACCTTTTCTCATTGCATCATTAAAACTTCGGTTTGTATTCACACCCGCAATATCGCAAAAATATTCTTTTAATTGTTCGTTTCTCATTTTCTCTCCAAGAGAGGGGCGGAGTTACCCGCCCCAATTTGTTTAGCTTTAAGCACTTACGTCGTGTAAAATATATACTCCGTAAGAGTCTTTTACTTCGCCAGCTTTCCAGAAACCTGTTGCCACGTATTCTGTCAAACGGTTAGAAGCGTTGCGTTCCGGTTCTACTCGGTACAAGCCCTCAGGCCCCACTACGAGACCAATAGCACCAGCAGAGAACATACCAGAAGCACTATCGCCACCCGAAGCCACATCATCACTTATTTCATTAGAGAAATAAATGTTGATTGATCCAAGTGTGTCCACAAATCCCCGGGACATGAAGGCTTGACCTTCTGAACCCAAGAGGCTATGAGGAACTGCGTTAGACCCGGTGTTTCCGCCCTGTATTAACAGAGAACGCAAACCTTTTGCACCCCAAATTCCCTGATCAGACATGATCAAGTTATAAGGAGCAGGAGCACCGGCGGCACGTAACTGTCTCATCCCACCGAAAACGTGGTCGAGAGTCAAGGCTGTACCAGCACTGGATTCGGTTTGTGAAAACCCAGAGAATAGACCAACACCATCGGAATCAAGTTTTGCTCCGACTGCGTTACCTAAAATATCTCCGGTGTTGCCTGACAAGTCATCGGCTGAACCCATGACCGAAAGGTCTGTTAAATCAGCACGGATAACGTGCTCTATTACTGTCAATGAACGAGCCGCACTCGTAATTGACTGGACGGTTGAATGATCCGTCCCTTCGGCTGTTTCAGCAACGCTTGAACTGTTTACTTTTGTGTAATCAGCCCATTGAGCCGTAATCGAACCCATAGGGGCTTGTTTTACGGAAATCAATGGATACATAACGTTTACCTCATTAAACGCTATAACGGAATCCGCTATAACCTTATCTAATGATCCAGCCGCAACTGAAGTGGTTGTTGTTGCCATGATTAAATCCTAATTAATCCTACAGACTAAACAGGCACACCCTGCCTGATGAGATTGATTGATTCTATTATCTCCAACGCCGGAAAAGAACTTGAGTTGATCGGGTTTTTTACCGCTTTGAACACGGTTTGCCCTTTCTTCAAGCTCATCAATAACATAATCGTAGTTCACTTTTTCACCTCGGATTTCTCCCGAAACATCACCGTCCGGCAATATTGTTTCGTTCAATTCTCCTTTGGGATCGAGATCAACTCCAAATGGCTTGTATTTAGTAGCCAAGCGTTATTCCTTTGTTCTTTTTATTCTCCTTCTTATAGCTTGCTGGGTCTTTTTGTGCCCATTCAACCAATGACGCAAATCCACCCATTTTACTTGGTGAACTATTATCAACTGAAGGAGATTTATGAGAATATTCTTCAACCAAGTCCTCTAATACGTCTAAAGGATGGTTTTGAAATTTTTCTTTTTTACTTTCCGGGAGTTTTTCAATGAGTGTTGCTCTCCGGGAAGTCTCATAAGTTTCCAGTCTTTCTTTAAACGGTTTAAATTGCTCAACTTGGTTTTGAAGTTCGGTAATCAGTTCATCCTTCTTACCTTCCTTTGCAAGTTGATCTTGTCGCCGTTTATCTTCTTTTGCTCGCCGTTTATCTTCTTTTGCTGTTAGGTCGGCTAATTGAGTTTCAAGTTTGCCTATCTTCTCTTTTTTTGCCATCACTTCATGCAACAATTCATTGCTGGAATCTGAATTGTTCTCTGTTTCTATCACTGTTTCTTGTGGTTCTTGCTCGTTTTCTTGAGTCATCTTCTTACCCTCTTGTTTTCTGAACCTTTATTGGTTCAAATCTTTTATCCAATCTTGATCTCTACGGATTCACGAGCATATTTATTAACATTCTTACTGATATGCCCTTTTAAAGTCTTGTCTATTTCTTCCACATTGTCCGAGGATAGTCCATATATATCTCTGCCTCTTTTAGCATTACCCTCTACCTTTAGACCATCTCTAAATATTATCTCTACCCCATTTTTTGTAGCGTTCTGTGCTGAAATGGAATTAAGCATTACACTCGTTAATCTTAAATTAGGCGGTGAAGTTTGTCGATCTCCACTCACACCCCTTGGAGATGCTTTCCCAGCCGCCTTTTTACGTGCATAATCGGCTGTATATCGAGGAAACTTCCCCCCATCCTTATCTATCCCCTTATCAGCATTTTTAACGATTCTTGTAGCTGTTTGTCCACCAATCTTTTTCCATAGGCTTACTGGAATATCTAACATCTGCGGAGCTTTCATCCCCCTAAAATCCTTATTAATCCATCGGTAAATTGTTGACCTGTAATTCTTTTTGTCGATCTAAACTTTGACAATCTTGCATATTGTTTCAGTTGAGTTTTATTTAAATCCGTTGTTTTAAAATCTTTGAATTTTTTTGGCAATCCCTTCCCTGGCGTAAAAGCTGATTCTTTAATTTTGTTAGGGCTTTCGTAAATTCTCCACGAATGCCTACAATTAAAGCCACCCCTTTCTCCAAAAGGAGTATCAGATGCTGATGCTTCTGATTCCGTATAACCAGTAGAAGGCTCATTTAATATTGTATTAGCACAAACATCCCTGGTCAATTCATCCATTGGACCTACATAAGTCCATCTAACGTCCTCACCTTCAAATACTTTATGCCTTGCAATGTCGTCAAACTTTCTAAATCCATCATGTACCGCTACATTTAATTGATGAGTCTGTAGATTGATCGTTTCAGCCAAACGAGTAACAATAGACGAAGGAGATTCCCCGGCTATAATTCCGCTAAATAAGCCTTCAGTCAATGTATTGGCAAACGCATTGGCATTACCTAATAAGGCTCTTGTATCTAACTCCTGCAATAGTTCTAATTGTTGTACCGTTGCCCCTTTAATCGTCCCAATCCCACGCTTCCTGGCTTCCTCTGCAATAACGGATAACTTCCCCTCATACGCATCCATCAAGCCGTTTACTGCCTCCGTATAACCCCTGTCTAAAAGCTCTTGAAAGAAATTCAATTCACGAATCATATTGATTAATTCAGTATCGCTTAACCGATCTAATCGTTGAGCAATCTTGCCCAGATCAGCAAATAGAGCAGTTTCAAGTTTGCCTATTTGACTTGAGAATGTTTCCACCGGATCAGGCATTTAATATTCTCTGTAAAGGTGATACTGGCTTTTGTGCTTCCGCTTCAGCCTGTTTGCTCTCATCTACTCTGTCTAATAGTATCTTCAAATCTTCTTCTGTAATATCTGGATTGAAATGGCGTATCAAATCTTCTCTCGATATAAGCCCTTTTTCTAATTTCCAATCCAATTCAGCACGTTCTTCCTGGGGGCTTTTGGGAAATTCAATCTCTGCAAAATCTACGGCGTATCGTTCGCCCATATCC